AGTCACGTCGCCTACAGACGCCACGCTGGTCCAATGTTCCAACATCACCTGCGTGACGATGGCCTGAAGGTTGGTGGTGCTGACCGACATCCAGTGTTCCAAAGCCACCTGGGTAATCTGCGCGTTCGGGTTCGCCGCGAACCAGTGCTCGGCGGCCACCTGGGTAGCCGCCGCCATCAACGGGTCTGCCCCGACAGGCCAGCCTGGGGTGAACCCTCCTGGCACCGCGCCGGCAAAACCCGTGTCGCCAAAATTGGCAACGACCTGATCGTTCAGTGCGCCCAGCGAACACCAGGGGTATAAGTTAGCCGCCCAAGGCAACACCACGCCGCCCGAACCTGAAGTCGGGTTTGCGGTCGCACTTAGGTTCCAGAGGCCACCCGCTCCCACGCGCAGCCAGACCTGCCCCAAACCCGTGTCCAGCGCCCAGCAGACGACACTGCCGTTGACCTGCGTGCCGAAGTTCAGTGTGTTGGTGCGGTCAACATAGAAAAGACCGTTGTGTCCCAGCCCGCAGGCACCCAGGCTCATGCTGACACCGATGCCGCCGGTCAACGCGGCGTCGCTACGGCATATTCCAGCCCCGGTCTGGATGTTCACCGTGACGGCTTGCGTCGTCTCCCAGTAGAACTTGCCGCCGCCCTTAATATTCTTGCCGTCTGCGCCGCCGCGCACGCCGCCGTTTGCACCGGACGCCGACTGCGTGGCGGTGAGATTGCTGCCCGTCAGCGTGATGTTGGCTGTCTTATCAGTCGTGGACCACGTCGTGTTTGCCATATCAGGCGACTACCAAAGGCCCGATTTGTGCGGCATTTACCGCCGCAGCAGTCCATGCACCGCCTGCCGGATCGGTCGCGTCCGTCCTCCAGACCCACTGCCACGCAGAGGGGGAGAGCACGACAGTCGGTGAGGCCACTGTGGTCCCGCCCGACTTGAGTTGCGCCGCCATGGTGCGTGTGCCGGCGTCCGATTTGGTGGCAAGCAAGCGCGTGGTCACCGCGAAGGTTTGCATCGGCGTCGATGTGAGGGGTGCTATTCCATAGAAATCGGCATGCCCAGGGACGGTGTCGTAAACATATGACGCGGCGGCGTCCTGCTGTGCTTCGTTCACCACCATCCAGTTGGCGGCTGGAGCTAGGGTGATTATCATTCTGATGCCGTCGTTTACCACCGATAACCCGCCTGGATTACTCGCAGGAAAGGCCGTGTATCCGCTACTGAACGAGGCACAATTAGCTAGAGTTTGCGTTATTATGAACCCGGATGAAGTTTCAAAAGCCACGCTTGCCGCGTAAGTCACACCAGCGGTAACGGCAACAGGAGGCGAGAAGATGAATGTAATCAAACCGCCTGCTCCAACGGTCCCCGCGTTAACGACTGCGACAGCAGACGCTATCACCGCAGCCGGCAATGGAGGCGTGCCGGGATTGGTGGCGTAAATCGCACACTTCATATTGCTCGTCGAAGGCGTGCCCGAGTGCTGGGTGAGGGAGATAGCACTGACCGAGCCGCTGATAGCCGGCGTGAACGGGACGTATCGACACTGGTTGTTTGTCACTGACATCGCCACCGCGCCGGGGAAGATGGTCAGCGGGATCGGCGTCGTCCGCGAGAACTGCACGCTCGCATCGGACGCGGGTGGCCGCGTGTTGCACCGGATGTCAGTCCACCAGGGCACAGACGATATGTCGCTGCGCCAATAAAAATCATCCAGATACATGGCTGGAGAACCGTTCACCAACCCGAAGGCTATCTTGTTGGCGAAGTTGTTCGCCGTGCCGCCCGCCGTATCCAGCACCGCGCCGCTATCAAAGTCGTCCACAGAGTTGCCGTTCTTGCGGACACGGAAGCGCCCGGTGGAGTTGTGAACGACGACCTCGATCTCGAACGCATACCAAGTGGTCACCGTCGTCAGCGCGCCAGGAAATGTCGCGAGTATAGCCCCGCCGGTCCCGCCCGACAGCAACGCGATACCGCCGTTGTTCTGGAAGGAAATCGTGCATTGCGGTGTCGTGCCATCCAGTAGCTGGATGTAGTTCTGCACCTGCGTCAGAGCGCCAAGGTTTTGCGCAAAATACGCGGCGATGTTGATGTGATGCACGCTGTCGTTGGCACCGCTGGACTTCACGAAATTAGGCCCACCGCCGGCTATTGCCACGGCACGACCACCGGCAAAGCGCCCTGGCTGAAACGTCTGCGCGGTAGTGCAGGTATCCCAATACCCCAAGGCCATATCTGCCGAGTTGGTGTAGCAATCGAACCCGTCTGAGAACGCCCAGGGCATTATGTCCTCGCCGCCAAAATGGTGATGCCCAGATCGGCCAGCGTCGCATCCTGCGCCGGGGCGACCAGCTGTATCACGTCGCCCACCGCGAGGCTGCCGCCCGCGCCCGCCAGCGTGCAACTGGTATTGGTTGCACTGGTAACTGTCACCGTGCCCAGCGCGGTGGTGGTGCCACCAGAGATTTTATTCAGGGTGAACACCGCGTTGGCCGTGGTCTTAGTCCCGTCGTAAATGACGGTGCCGACCAAGCCAGCCGGGACCGTCATAGCGAACGCCACGGGGACGTTCAGCACCGCAGCGGCAGGCGGCTTCCCCGCGTAGGGGAACACCACGGGTAGTTTCTGCACGCTGGCAGGAAGCTGCGCGTAAGTGGCCACCCCGGTCAGCCAGCTCATCGCCTGGGGTAACACCGACATGATGCCAGCGGCAGACACCACCGTGGTGACGCCGTCGAACCGCACGCCACCGATGAAATCGTAGGTCGCGATGGGCAGCGTGTAACCGCTCGATGCGACCTGCGCGTCCACGTATTGCTTGGTCGCCGCCTCGGTAGGCCCTGCCGGCGCGGCGTTCAGCAGCAACGGCCCGGTCATGGTGCCGCCGGCCAACAAGAGGAACGGCCCACCTACCAGCGCATCCACGTAGCGCCGCGTGGCAGCCTCCAGGGGCAGCGCCGGGTCATCCGCCAGCAGCAGGGGTCCGGTAAGCTCACCGCCGACCAGCGGCAGGTAAGCCGTGTTTATCGAAGCGACCTGTCCGTCCACGTACTGCTTGGACGTGGCTTCCAGCGGGCCGACGGGATCGAGGGCGTGCAGGGTGAGTATGTCGTTGTGGGTCACCGGCCCGGTGAACGTGCCGCCGGACTCCAGCATGAACGGCCCGCCGGCGAACGCCAGCGTGTCCACGTAGTGCTTGGTGACCGGCTCGGTCGAATACACCGGGTCGTGGAACAGGTAGAGCGGCCCCTGCATGATGCCGCCCTTGATGTTCAGATACATCGCGCCGGGTTCCTGACCGGCAGCGTCCGAAGGTAACGGTGGTAGTGGTAGCGGCTCCTCCAGCGGGACGCCGGTTACCTGCACGCCCAACTCGAAGGTGATCTGCCGGTCGGACGTACCGAACAGGATCGTCTGGATCGTGTAGGCAACACCGGGCGTGCCGTACTGAACGAACAGGATGAGTTGTTTTTTCGACGCGTCCAGCGCAATCGTGGTGATGATAATGGGCGTGGGGTCGTAAGGCGGCGGGCTGTCAGGCGGCGGATAGGGCGCCTCCGACCAGCCGGCCATGCCCTGGATGACCTCGACCGACACGATATCCTTGATCGTCTCGCCGGTATCCAGCCACCACGCCATGTCGGTGATGATGCGGGTGTGGTCGGTAGTCTCTTTGTCGATGCGGTCGAGCAGCATCTAGTTCTTCCGCCTCCCGTGCGCAAAGTATGGATACGCTCGTCGGGGCGATTGCTGATGCGAGTGCAAACGCTCGGCGATGTCGCGCGCCCGCGCCATGCCCTGGCGGAACCGGGTCCCATGATAGGTAGCAAGCTGCGGTGCGGACCACGGCTTGGCCGGCATGCCGTACAAGCGACCCAGCACACCGTCCAGCATGGTCTCGAACCATGTGGTGAACAGCTCAGGCAACTCGCCCAGTTTTACTACGTCGTAACGCACCGGGCGGATGCACAGGAGCGCCCAGCCGGAGCGGCCTGAGTGCGGCGGCAGGAAGTCCACCAGTTGAGCGGGTGGGTTAACCTCCCAGTGGGTAAGCCCGTGCATGTAGAGCACCCACACCACGCTCATGTTCCCGTCGAACGGGTTGAAGTCCACGGTGGAGACACCGCGTCCCATCTCCCAATAGACTTTACGACGGAAGTAAGTGCTCCTGATACAGAACTCCTGAATGGTGTTCCACACTTCCAACTCGATCACCGGCAGGGTGATCGCCGGCAGGAGTATCTGGATATTATCGTAAAGCCGCTCGATGTCGGGAGGGATGCCGCCAGACACCACGACAGGCGCGCCACCTCCTTCAATCGGGCTAAGCCCAATGACGAAATCCTCGATAGCCGAGGAGTAGGTGAACGTCTCGCTGGCGGTGCTGCTCATCAAGAATGCGGCGGAATAACTGGCGGGGTAATAGGCACGAACGTGGACGTTGTCGGCGGGCTACGCGTGATATCCCAGCTGAGCTTGCAAACCGAGCAGTCGCCGTGCGGCAGCGTCTTGAGCACCAGGGTCGGCTGCGCGTGGCCTAACCCGTCGGAGACCGGTGCCGGCGGCGGCGTGGTCTTTGCCGTCATGGTCACCGTGATCCGGCAGTCGGTCGCGTTGTTCGGGCACGTAGGCGCCCGCAGCCAGTCGGTTGCTTCCGGCAAGGGCGCGGTCGAAAGCGGCCCCGGCGCTATGAAGGGCGTGGTGCCCATGTCCGGCGGCGGGTAGGTGATCGGCCCTGGCGTAGTGAACGTGTCAGCCATCGGTTACTCCCGAGCCATCGCGTGCTGCTGAGTATTACCACCCTGTTGGGCGTTCACCGCATCCTGAATTTGTCGGTGGATGTCCACGATCAGCGGATTGATGTCCTTCCACGGCTGGCCGCCCAGCACTTCAAGTACCTGGTTCCACCGTGCGATGGGCATGGTGACCATCGCCGGCAGCGTCAGAATGTCCTGTTGCGTTCCGCTCATAAGCATTTCCTTCTGTTTCACATCGAGGATGAGCCGTTATCGAGCTGCTCGACGTATGGTTCGGCCAGCGTCCAGAACGCTGTCCACTGTTCGGTCAGTGCGTTGACCGCATAGCTGTAATCCGTGCCGCGTGCGCCGAGGTTCGCCGGGTCGGGCTGCACACCGAAGTTGTTGCCCGTCGTTGGGTTACCCAGCCCGCCTACCGGGGCCTCGAACTCAGTCCCAGGAACACCTGCGTATCCCGAACTCGCCGTGGCTACGGCATCTTTGAGGCGTTCCATCGTGCTGTTCAGGCTGATCAACCGGCTGACCGCGCCGTTGGTCATCGACCCGAACGAGGTCTGGTTGGAGATTACGATTGCGGCCATCAGTGATGGTTCCTTTTCAAAGCGCGTATCTCGGCATGGAGTTCTTTGACCGCGTTGACCAGCGCCGCCACGATGGGCGTGGTGGCCAGCCCCAGCGTCGGGTCTGGATCTTCCCCTGGCCCGTATATGCCGCCCTCGACCTTGAAAATTGCCTCAGGCATGATCTCGCGCACCGCCTGCGCGCTGAAACTGATCTCCTCGCGATCCTCGATGATCTTTGCCTCGGCCTCACTGCGGATGCGGCGGAAGCGGATCGGCTCCAGCTTCAATACTTCACGCAACCCAATGACTGCTGGCACAACATCGCGCTTCCCACGAATGTCGCTGACATCGACATAGGGGCCACGACCACCGGTCCAGTTGCGGTCGTTGTAGCAAGACGAGTTGGAATGGATGACCCACTGCAAGGCGCTGGCCAGCCAGAAGATCATGGTGCCGTTGCTGTTGTTATATTCGTAATAGTGGCCAGGGGAAAAGTTCATAAGCTGGCCGCTGCCGCCATTGCCGATATAATGCGCCCAATCGCCACCCCAGTAGAGGTTGCCATACGCAAAGAGGGTGGTGGTGATTGTTCCCACTCTGGGGCGGGCATATCCATCAGGGCCGATCTGGAAGTTGTTGACGTTGTTCTCTACGAAGTTCCAGTAGCCGTTGGTGTCACGGTTCATGTAGTAGTTGCCATTGTCAGCGACATACATGACGCCGGTGACATTCATGATGCTGTTGGTGGCACGCATCCGTGCGAAATTCACATCGGTGGCGTGCAGCGCAACGTGTTGTATCCAGTTGCCGTCCGAGTAGGCGTTGAAGTAGGTG